GTCGTCCTGGACGTGTCCGATACGACTGGCAATCCGGCTGGGACCGGCAAGCGTCAGACGGCCGCCAACCTGTTCCAATTCGCCGGCCCCTACGCCGGCACCATCACCGCCGCCGACGTGGCAGGCGATACCACGACGTTCCCCATGCTCGCGACCGGCGCGACAGGGACGACGATCGCCGGCACCGACGCTGGGCTCAGCTACGACGCCAGCACCAACACGCTGACCACGACGACGTTCGTGGGGTCGCTGACCGGCACTGCGAGCGGCAACGCACCTATTGACAGCCCGACATTCGCAACCGAGGTCCTGCTGCCAGATGGCAATGGATCGACAACTATGGCGTGGGGTTTCGCCAGTGACGATGACGGTACTGGCACAGGCTGTTACCGCAGCGCAGCCAATACCGCCACTTGTCGCTCGAATGGCTCGACGAAACTCATATGGGACAATTCTGGTGTGACATGGGTAGGCCGGCTCTATGGCAATACTAACGGCACAATTGAGGGGTGGCTTGAGGTTGGGGCAGACGAAGCGGTCACGACAACCAAGACACCCGGAGCAGGCGAAGAGGGTGAGTGCTACACCAACACGGGCGACACTGACGGATCGACAATCACACTCGAAAACAACCCGACGCAAGGCATCTGTCATTGCTTCATGGTCACCGTCGCGCAGACGATGACGATCGTGCCAAACACAGGGGAGACGCTGTACGAGGATGGCGATCAGTGTGTTGTGAGTCTGAGTTCTGCCACGATCGGAGTGGTTACGAAAATCTGTGCAGCAACAGGCGGTAGTGGCGCAGTCTGGATGACACAGGCGCCGACAGCGTTTGTTTGCAACGACTGACGACGGAGGAAAGTCCCATGCGCACTCTACTGCTGGGCCTCGCCATCATCACCACGCCAGCCTTCGCCAATCCGGGAGACACGGCGTGTCAGCGTCTCGGGGACGTGTTCGAGAACGTCGCAAATCGCACGCTCACCAGCCCTCAAGCAACCGTCGGAATGGATGCGCTGGCGGCGCAAGTCGGCGTTCCTGCCGGAGCTACGGCGGCCGTGAAATGCACCAGCATCCTCAGCCACATGCACGATCGACTCAAGGCCGCAGTGGTCGCGAAGAAACTCGCCGATATACCACCGCCGACTTCCGAGGAAGTCGACTAATTTTTTGCAACAGTCGCGGCCATCCGGCAGGCATCGAGTGCGACCGCCAACGTACTGGCGAACGGCAACAGTTCGGCGTCGGTGCTGGCCCCGGTGGGCGGCGTGCCGACGACGACCGGCTCGTGGCCGGCGGTGATCGAGGGCGTCGTCGTAGCCGGGGCGTCTCCCTCGGGGACGACGCGCGTGCAACTCGCGTCGGAGACGGCTGGGACAAGCGTTACGGTCAAGGCAGGTTCGTATCTACGCTACAGGAGTTTTTGACATGCGCATCGTGCTGAGCATCATACTGTGCGCGCTCGCGATCTACGTCGCCGTCGCACAAGAGGCGTACACCCTCAACGCCAGCGCCGGCAACGTCACGACGCTGACCGGAGTCATCACCAAGCGCAACGGCGACCTGTGTGCATCCTACGGTCAGGCTCGCACTTGCTCGCAGGCTACGATGTGTACGCTGGCCAGCGTCGCTGGCGGGGCTTCCTGTACGGCAGCAGCCGCACGGACGGCCGGGGTGCGCATCTACCCGCTGACGCTGAGCGGACGCGAGGAATTCACCACGTACCAGATCGCGCTGCCGAAGTTCGTCGAAATCGTCGGCGAGCAGGACGCCGAAACGCGGCGCAGCTTCTGCGAATTCTGGCTCGCCGCCAACACCACGGCGCGCAACAGCGCCTGTTCTGCGATTGGCGCGAGTGCTGGTTGCGACCCCGTTTGTCCGTAGAAGACCCAACAAATGCCCACCACCACCCGCCGCTTTAGTTCCCACGGTCCCGTCCGCCGCAACCCCATGGGCCCGCCGCGCAACCCGCTCGGGCCGCTGACCACGCCGCCCGACATCACGCCGACCTTCACCACTGCGCGCCCTGTCTACGGCCGTCCTGGCTCGTTCGACACCGGCGCGCGACCGCCCGGGCCGGTCACGCGACCGCCGCGCAGTATCCCGACAGCGTACGACGAGCCGCCGGCCTCGGGGGCCGGACCGGTGATGTATCCGGCCGTCCAGCCGCCGGCACAGCCGACTAACCACTGGATGACGCGATTGCGGGACTCGATACCGCCCGGACCCTACGTCGATCCAGGCAACAAGCCAGACCCCATGGACGCGAAGCCGGTTACCAAACCGGCGCCGATTCGGCAGGCTCGTGCTACGCCGGCCTATGAGCCTGGACTCGCCGACCCCATGCTGGAAGGGTCGATATTCCGTGGCCGTCGTCGTTCGTGGAGGCCGTGATGGCTGCGCCCGACCTGTCCGACTTTTTCAGGCACAAGGATTTCAGCCCGACGCAGGCAAAGCTGATCCAGGACGCCATGCGTCATCAATTCGAGATACTGGAGCAGATGGCTCGGCCGATGCTGCTGTTCGTTGACGGGGAGGGCGATATGGGCCCGATGGGTCCGCCAGGGCAGACCAAGAGCTGACCATGCAGAACAAGGCATTCCGTTTCGGCCCGCTGGCCCTGACCACGACCACGACCACCAACATCCTGAATCCTCCTGCCGCTTCCGGTGGCGTGAATGCGGGGTCGAGCGCGCAGTACATCATCCTGCGGCGGATGCGCATCGTGAACAAGACCGGCAGCGCGGTCACGTTCTCGCTGTGGCTCGGAGCGACTGGCGCGAATGCCGCCGGAACCGAGATCATCGGCACAGCGTTGTCGATCGCGGCGAACTCGGCGTTCGATTGGTACGGCATGCTGCGTCTGGACGCTACCGATTTTCTAGTCGGCGGTGCGTCGGCAAACGCCGCACTCACGATCGAAGGCGAAGGCGAAATCGGCGTCGCCGGGTAACACGCGGGACACAACTAAACCAATCCCACAGGAATACGAACATGGCCATCACTCAGCGTCAGCGTCAGCTCAACAATGCAGTTCCCAATCGGATGACTCGCGAGGCCCTGGAAAACATGGCCGCCAACGAGTTCACCGACAACAGCACTGGCACCGCATCCACGACCATTGCGGCGGGCGTCGGCGTGACCACGGTTGCGCTGGCGATCCAACTCGCGGCGATGACAACCTCAGCGGCTGATCTCGTCACCAGCTACACACCGGGGTACGCGTTCAAGGTTCTGGCGGTTGACTTCGTGACGACGACGCTCGGCGCTGGCGCTGGCGCCTCGCAAGTGCTGAACCTGGAAATCGGGGCGACCAACGTCACCGGCGGCGTGGTGACCATCACGCTGTCCAGTACGGACACGCTCGGCAAGATCACGGCCGGGACTGCGGTCACCGCTGCCAACACCGGAACGGCGTCCGACACGATTTCGGTCGAAGTCGCGGCCTCGGGTACGGTGTTTACTGGTGGGGCCGGGTTGCTGTTGCTCCGGATTCAGAATATGGATACAGCGAACGCCTTTGCGTCGCTTGCCGCAGAAATAACCTGAGGCGATTGTCTATGGCAGTGATGGGCCGGCCGTCTATCTACAGTGACGAACTCGCTGCGGAAATCTGCCGCAGGATCGTCGAGGGCGAATCGCTGCTTGCGATTTGCAGGTCAGAAGGTATGCCATGCGTATCGACGATCATGAAATGGCGTGCGGCCAAGCCGGAGTTTCGCGAGCAGTACCTCGCCGCGCAGCTAGATCGATCGGACACCCATGCTGAGGAAGCGCTCAAGATTGCGGACGACCCAGACATCCCGTCGGACCAGAAGCGGATCATGGTCGAAACGCGCAAGTGGGTTGCGACCAAGCAAAACCCGCGCAAGTACGGTGATCGAGTGATGAACGAACTCACCGGAGCCGATGGTGGGCCGATCCAGCTTCGCGCACTCGACGACAAGCAACTGGACGCGGAGATCGCGCGCCTGAACGAACTCATCCCGAAGGAGAAGTGACTTGGAGATCACACTTTTGGCGGCGACCACGAGCGCCGCATCGGCGCAGGAGATCAACCTCACCAGCTACAAGGAAGGGGTCATTTCGGCCGACAACTTGGCTGGTGCCGAGGAAGTTGACCTGTTCATTCGCGGCAAGGCGCTCACCGACAAGGATGGCAATGTGCAGAAGTTGACCGCCACGATTCCGGCGCTGGTGTTGACGGGGTACCGACACTACACCTTCAGTAAGGACGCGACGGCAGGAGCATGCGCGATCCATCTGGCGCTTGGTCCGGACGTGAACTCCTGATGTTCGCCTCGCGCGTCAAGGAGACCAGCACCACGACCGGCACGGGCTCGCTCACGCTTGCCGGCGCCGTGACGAACTTTGTGTCGCTGAACTCCATCTTCAGCAATGACACCACGGCCGCTGGCATCCCGTTCCAGTATTTCATCATCCAGCAGGATGGGAGTGAGTGGGAGTCTGGCATCGGGCACTTGACGGCATCGGACACGATGGCACGCGATGTGGTCGAAACCAACAATTCCGGCACGGCGTCTTTGGTCGGCTTCAGCGCTGGGACCAAGTTCGTTGTCGCCACGCCGATCGGACGCGGGATCGTGCCGTGCATGCCGACGATCGACACGTCCGCGACGACGCGATGCGCGCAAAGCCTCTGGTTGCCATGGGAGATCAACAACACCACGGCGCTCGATGGCAATCGCGTGTACTACAACCTGTACCTGCACGCGGTCACTGATTCCGTGGACGCAATCCTGTACCAGATCATCGCGAGTCCGGGTGGGCGGACCTACCGCGCCGCACTCTACACGGTGGCGCCGACTACCGGCCGGCCTGGGCGACGCATCGTGCTAGGAACAAGTGCCACGCCGGGCGCCAACGGCGTGCAGGCGTCCACGTTCACGGCGATGTTCTTGCCGCCTGGGTTCTACTACCTCGCGCTTGGCATGGACAGCACGGGATCGCCGACGCACCTGACCTACGAAGGCAACGGCTCTGGCATCGGCGGCTCCATGCTGATGGGGCTCGACGCTTTGGCGTCGCCAGTCAAGGGCTACTACGAGTCCGGGGTATCCACGCCGCCAGTAACGCCCGGCACGCTGACTCAGTCGGTTGTGGCGCAGCCGGCACTCGTGTTCCGGGTGAGTTGATGCTTGGGCTCAGCGATGGATCGTTCAACCCGAAGCAGGCGCTTGCGCACGCCCTGCGCGAGAAGGACCGGCGGCGGTCGCGCAACAAGCTCGCGTTGTACATGCCGGATGAGTACATTCCGGCGATCGGGAGCGTGCAGGAGTTCTTCCCGCGCGACCGCTACCCGAAGCACATGGATTTTTTCGCGGCGAGCAAGGAGCACCGCTTCATCGCGTTCCTCGCCGCGAACCGCGTCGGCAAGACTACCTGCGGCTGTCTCGCGCTGACCTACCACCTGACCGGCCTGTATCCGGACTGGTGGCCAGGTCGCAAGTTCGACTCACCGATTCAGGCTTGGGCCGTGTCCGACACGGCGGAGACGACGCGCAACAAGCTGATGAAAACGCTGTTGTATGGCGAGGAATATGAACTCGGTTCGGGGCTTATCCCGGCCGACCTCATCGGGCGCATCGCGAAACCGTCAGGCCACATCGAAACCGTGTTGGTCAGGCATGTAACGAAGGGCTGGTCGGAACTCGGGTTCAAGGCATACGAGCAGAAACGCAAGTCATTCCAGTCCGTCGAGCGCCATGTGATTCTGCTAGACGAGGAACCGCAGGATATTGGCATCTATAGCGAGTGCGTCACCCGCACCGCGACCTTCAACGGGCTGGTCATGCTGACATTCACGGCGCTGTGTGGCGTCACGCCTCTGGTGTTGAAGTTCATGCCTGAACTCGCCGGACTGAAGCCAGATACCGAGTCGAGGGCGCGCGCCGTCGTTATCTGCGGATGGGATGACATTCCGCATCTGACGCCGGCTCAGCAAAAGGAACTCGAGGCCGAGTACCAGCCGCACGAAATACCGGCACGGACAAAGGGCATCCCCGACGTCAGCATTGGCGCGGTGTACCCGATTCCGGAGTCCGTCATCAAGATCGACCCGTTTCCGATCCCCGACCACTGGCCACGCTGCTTCGCGCTCGATCCTGGATGGGAGGACCCTACGGCCGCTTTGTGGACCGCATGGGATCGTGAGACGGACATCATCTACTTCTACTCAGAGCACTACCAGAAGATGAAGGAGCCTCCGATCCATGCGTCGGCGATCAAGGCGCGTGGTGCGTGGATTCCTGGGACCGGAGACTACGCGACCGACATCAAGGACGGTCGCAGCACGCTCGACGTGTACCGCGACGAGGGGCTCAACATCACGCGCTGCCAGAAGTCCGACAAGGACGCACGCGTGATGGACTTGCTGACAAGATTCAGCACAGGCCGTGCCCGCGTGTTTTCGACGCTTACCAATTTCTTCATGGAGTACCGCATGTACCACCGTGATGAGAAAGGTAATTTCTGCGGCCCCGACCACCTGATGAACTGCGCTGAGTACACGGTTCAAAGCGGCCTGAAGCTCGCCAAGACGAATATCGAGGCCAATCTGGACGGTGCTGACCGGCCGATGTGGGAGAAGTCCTTTGGCCTCTGAGGTAGTGCTCGCGGTCGCCGAGATTCCGCCGCAGGCCATGCAGGAAATGGCCGCGATCGTCGAAGAAGCGAAGTGTTTGCAGCAGGAGAACGAGCGCGCGTTGTTGGTGAAGCTGAGCGGTAAGCGCGATGCGTGGGTGCGGGCGAAGCGTCCGATTGAGGAACGAATGATCGATGACCTGCGCCAGTACGAGGGCATGACGCGGCAGTCGAACACGAAGCAGTTTCCTTTCGACGCGGCTGGCGACACCAAGGCCAGCCCGCCGCGCATTCACGCTACCCGCATCCGCACCGACATGATCGAGGCGCGTATCGCCGACATGTTGGTGCCGACCAACGATGAGTCGCAGTGGACGCTGACGCCGACTGAGGAACCCGACATTGCCGGCGTCGATCCGAAAACGACACCGGAAGAACTCGACAAGCTGGCTGAGCAGGCGTGCGGACGAATGGCTGCGGTCATCAAAGACCAACTAACCGAATGCAAGTTCAGTAGCAGCATCCGTGCGATGATCCGCGACGCTTGCCGCACCGGCAGCGGGCTCATCATGGGTCCCATGAACGCGATCCGTTTCAAGCGCAGGTTCACGGAAGAACTCGGCGTCATGCAGGTTACGATCGAGGAATCGCCGGTCCCGGAGATTCGGTACGGGAACCCTTGGTTCTTCTACCCGGAAATGGTCGAGTCCGCCGAGAAGGCGCAGGGCGCGTTCTACCTGCACCTAATGTCGCAGGTTGAACTGTCCGACTTCGTGAAGCTGCCGAACGTCCGCACCGATGCGATCACTGCCCTACTACAAACCGAGCCAGATCTCGGCGAAGTTGGAACCAACATTCGTACACGCAATGATCGCCTTCCGTTCAAGGAAGCCGTCTCCGATCGATGGGCGGTGTGGCGTTACACCGGCGTGATGGATCGCGACGAACTGGAGTGTTTGGGCCTGCAACTCGGCGAAGGCCCCATGCCGATGGTGGACCTGTGGTTCTGCCAAGACTACGTTCTGAAGTGCAAGTTCAGGCCGATCCAAGGCGACTTCCGCATCCCTTACTACGTGTACTCGCCATTCCCGGCCGATGACACGATGTTCGGGTACAGCGTGCCGTACATGTGCCGTGACTCTCAGCGCGTTGTCGATGCGTCGTACCAGATCGCGTTGCACAATGCGTCCGTGTCAGCCGGACCCGTGGTGTTTGCACGGTCCAAGGCGTTCCCGAAGCCGAAGGCCGGGGAGTCCTACGAGATCAACGGCCCGAAGCTGTTTTGGGTCAACGACAACGAACAGAGGCTAGACGATATCGTCAAGGTGGTCCTGATCGAGAACAACGTCGAGCAGGCTATGGCACTGATGGATCGCGCGCTGCAACTGCTGGACGACGAGATCGGGCTGTTCAATTGGGTCAACAACGAAGTCAACAAGGCCGTTCAGACCAGCAGCGGGCTCGCGATGCTGATGAACGCGCAGAGCATTCTACAGCGTCGCGCGGCGGCCGCGTTCGACGATCAAGTCGTTCCGGTGATCGAGCGCATGTACTGGTGGAACATGCTATACAACAAGCGCCGCGACATCAAGGGCGACTACAAGTGCGTGGCCAACGGCCAGTCGCAACTACTGGTCAAGGACATCAAAGCGAACCGCATGCAGGTGTTCATGCAGACGCTCGCCGCGAACCCACGCTACCAGCCGTATCTCGATGCCTACGAAGAACTGATGATAATGGCGCAATTGATGGACGTGCCGAAAGACAGGCTCGTGATCGATCGCGAGAAGGCCGAGGCCAACATGCCGCAGCCGCCGCCAGACCCGCGCGTGGAGGTCGAGAAGATCAGGGCCGATGTGGTACTCAAGCAAATCGAGTGGGAGCGCGAGAAGGAAACGATGCGCTCCAGGACGGAACTGTTGCTAGCCGAGGGCAAGAGCCTGGAAGCCGAGGCCGCGATGGCGGCGCAGACGGTTCAGAAGCAGGACGACAACGATACCAAGCTGCGCTTGGAGGACTTGCGGCAGCGGACCAAGGCGTACAGCGAGATGCTGAAGGACAGCCGTGAGCGTAGCGCACTTGCCGCGCACGTCACGCTGGAAGCCGAGAAGCTGGCGAGCAAGGAAGCGGCCGACCGATTGGAGGTTCAGGTCGAGCAGCCGGCGCGGCTAGCGTGAAGGACCATCCGCTACTCACACTGATCCACGACGCGCACGATGCCAGTGCGCGCCGCAACAATGCCAGCAAGCTGGCACCGTACTTGTTCGTGGAAGGCCGTCTGCGCGCGTGGACTTAACTTCTAGGGGAAGTGAAATGATTTTTGCCGCAACTCCGTTGCTGGTGTGCCTGACGCCGAGTCAGTGCATCGAAACCTTCTCGCACGTCATGGTGTGGCCCGTCGAGCGGCGCGTGGTGATCGACGCCAAGCATTACTACTGGACCTCGGTCCGTTACCGGACGTCACGCAAGACGATCGACGTGACCGTTGACCTTGCCACGTTGATGCGCGACGGACTGGAGTCGCCGCTGTGAAGATCAACGTGCACTCACCGGAGTGGGTTGCTGTTTCCGGCGAGGTTAAAGGCAAACTCGAAGAACTCAGGACGGCCTTGGAAGTGGGGCGGAATCCTCACGAGGACGACCTGTTAACCAAAGGGCAAATCCGGGCTCTGAAATGGGTTCTGGAATTGCCGGAGAGCGATGATGACGCACGATCCGAGTCTTGAGGAACGTCAACCCGTAGAGCAACAGCCCACAACCGAGCAACAGGAAGTCGAGCCGTCGCAACCAAGCGACGAGGATGCATTTGCCGCTGTCGTCGAACGACTCGACAAGGCCGGCGGCGATGCCAAGAAGGCCCTTCGTACGAAGCCCGAGCCTGAGCCGGCACAGAAACCTCTTGACAACAGAAAGGCGAAGACCGATAACGGGGGCGCAGCACCGGATACCGACGATGAGCCGTTCCACGGCTTCAACGCGCTACCGGACGAGGCCAAGCGCAGGTTTTTGGAACTGCGCGAGGGCTACTCGAAGTTGCAGCAGAACTACCGGGCGCAGCAGAACCAGCTCACCCCGGTACAGCGACAAGCCGCGAAACTGCTCGCCGAGAAACAAGCCCTCGAAAAGCAGATTCAGGCACTCAAGACCCAACAGGCTCCCGCGACGAAACCGGTCCCGGAGAAGTGGAAGCGGCACGCCACCGAGTTTCCGGAAGATGCGGAAGCATTCGAGGAACGACTCGCCGCTGAGCGTGCCGAGCTAGAGAGCAAACTGAATCCACTGCTGGAATCAGTCGCAGCGCTCTCGAAGAAGCTCGACGAATCTTCGACCCGCGTCGCGGAATCCGAGGAACGAGCGTTCAAGCGTGAGCAGCGCTCCGCCGTAGATTCATGGGCCGCCGAGCGTGGGATCGACTGGATCGAAACCATGCGCAGCCCGGAATTCAAGGCATGGGCGGACGCAGAACTGGAGCCAGAGGAACTGGAGCGCATCGGTCCCAATGGTTTCGACGCGCGCTGGTACGTCCGTTACCTCAGTCGTTTCCAGGCCGACATCGGCCGAGCGGAATCCGTGAATGCGGCTACAGCCGCGGCCTCCGCGCAGAAGCGTCGCGTTCAAGAAGCCTTGGACGTGGACCCCAATCCGGCCGCACGACATGGCCCGACGCAAGTCAAAGCGCCGGCTGATCCTGAGGAGGAACGCTTCGCGGAAGTACTGCGCAAGCACGGACACAAGATCGACTAGAGGCCGCGCTAAGTGTGCGTGGCCGCTCCCTAAACCTGAGAGGACACGCAAATGGCAATCCGCCAGTATCAGCAGTGGCCGGAGGGCAACACCGAAGTCCAGTACCTTGCGATGAAGCAGGTACTCGACCGGGCTCCGGCTTTCGTCTGCATGGACATCGCGACCGACAAGCGGAAGATGAACCGCAAGTCAGGCGCTGCGGTGGCCCTGCGTCGGTGGGCGAACCCAGCCATCGACACCACCGCCAACAACACCGGCATTTCCAAGACGCCGCGTGCGCTGGCTGCGGTCGATTTCACCGGCACCATGAACCGCTACACGGAGGCTTTTCAAGCCTCCCGCTACGAGTACGACCTCCATCCGTGGGATTCAGTCAAGGGCGCGACGGACGTGCTCTCGGACTTCCTCATCCCCGAAACGATGGAGACGATCCGCTACAACGCCGCGAAAGCGATCACAACTATCCTGTACAACTCGGCCGCGATCACTTCGCGAGCTGCCGTCAACGGAACAATCTCGCTTGGTCGCATCCAGACCGCCGTCCGCGGCATTCGCAACTACCGTGGCGAACCGTTCCGTGCTGCCGAAGTCGGGCAGGCCCGTGACGGCACCAGTCCGGTCGAAGCCGCGTACTACGGCTTCGTCCACAGCGACGCCGAGCCAGACCTTCGTGTCGTTCCCGGCTTCAAGACGGTGGCCGAATATCCAGGCGGCAAGGGCCTCGCGCATGAGTTTGGCTGTACGCAGAACGTGCGCTGGTTCACGTCGCCGACCTTCGCGCCCTACGCGAATGCTGGGGCTGCCTCGACGACCCTGAAGGCGACCGGCGTCACCGGAACGTCGTCTGGCTCGGCCGACGTGTACCCGTTCATCATCGTCGCCAAGCACGCACTGACCTCGATCGACTTGTCCGGAACCGGCAAGGCCGGGTTCGGCAATGCGATGGTCAACGTGCTCGACAAGGCCGACAAGTCCGACTACAACAACGACCGCATCATTGTCGCCTCCGATTGGTACGACCTCTGCATCGTCACGTCGAACGAATGGGGTTGTGTGATCGAGTGCGGCGTGACCCGCAACCCGACCTGAGGTGACTGACCATGGCAATCAAGTACAGCAGCCTTTTCGTCGAGTCGCCGCAGCACAGCGGCGTCTACGAGGACCGATCGCCGCGCCCAAACAAGGTCGGCGAAATCGTGCAGTTCAATGGCACACTGACCATTTCGGCAGCAGCGACCGCCGGCGACAAGTGGCGTTTCGTGAAAGTTCCGAAGGGCGCACGCCTGAAGGACTGGAACGCGGAATGGGGTGACCTCGATACCGATGGTACGCCGACGCTCGTACATGATTTCGGGTGGGAAACCACAGATCCCGACGCGTTCCTGAACGACAGCACGCTTTTCCAGGCCGCGGACAGCACGGCCGCAGGCAACTCCTACACGGAGAACGCCACGGAGTTGCTGTTCGATGCTGTTGCCACGACGGCCGAGGACTATCTGTCTGCAACCATCGTCACCGGCGCCGCGGCGCTGTCGGCGGCGGCGACCATCACGTTTCGCGGGAGCTTCTACGTCCCGGCAATCACCTGATCGTTTCGCAGTGGCAGCCGTCACGGGGGCGCCTGCGGGCGCCCTCTTTCTTTCACCGAGGGAATAATGAACGAATCCATCGAATCACTCGCTGCTTCGCAGTTTTCGACCGTCGACCGTGCGCAGATGCGCGGCATTCTTGACACGCTCGGGGTCCAAGCCCCTGGCAACGCAGGGGTCGATTGGATGCGCCGCAAGGCGCTCGCGCATCTTGGCATGGCCACCGATCCAGGGTCCGCCACCCCTGACGCCACGCCACCGAACCGCGACAGCAAGCCGCTGGCCGACGCTGGGTTCACCAACGGGCCTGGCTGGCGCGGGCGCTGGCACATCGTCATCATCACCGCGGCCAGCCCGGAGATCAAGTCGTGCCCGCTCTCGTGGGAGGGCTGGACGATCAACTGTCCGCTTGGCGTCGAGTACGAGCTTCCGGAACCGCACTTCAACCGGTTACGTGATGCGGTGGGCGGACTCGTGTCGCAGAAGCGCATCTCGGACCAAGAGACTGGCGACGTGCGGTATGACAAGATCATCACGCCGTTTCGGCAGTTCAACTACAACTACCTCGGCGTGAAGCCGGGGACCGAGAATCTGCCGGTCAGCGCACAGGACTACTACCAGCGTCTTGCGCGCAAGAACAATCGATTCCTCAACGCCAAGCGATCGTCCCTGATCCGCATCTACTCCGCGCTGTACTCCGACGCCGACGTGAAGGTGCTGCGGCAGATGAAGGACGAGGACATTCGCTCGGAAATCCTGCGCTTCCTTGGTCCTGAATTCGAGGATTGCGACGGCGAGTTCGCCGACGAAGCAGTGGCTAGCCAGACGCTCTGAGGGCCAGTGTGTGACCACACGCCTTGTGCTGTGCCAGACCGTGCACAAGAAGCTGCGGGCCGACAAGAACCTGCCCGGCTCTGCGCCAACGTCCACGACGAGCCAAACCGGCCTTCTCGGCGAGATTGTGACGTTCGTGGATGATGCCTACGAAGCGATCCAGCAGCTTCTAGAAACGTGGAACTGGCGGCGGCTGCAAGGCACGTTCAACACGACGGCGAGTACGCGCTCTTACTCAACAGCGACCATCCAATCGTCGCTGCCAACGTTCGACATCCTGCTGCCGATGAACGGCCAGTATGGCGACCAGCGCTACATCCTGTGCCACCTGACATCGACCGGGGTCGGGGATCAAACCCCGGTATTCTTCCGGCCTTATGAAGTTTGGCGCGGCTACTTCGACCAAGGAACACGGCCAACGGGCAAGCCGACGCACTTCACCTTCCGTCCTGACGGAACCTTGGAACTGGACCCGACACCGGATGCGATCTACACGCTGACCTTCGACTATCGCCGTACGCTACACGCTCTCGCGGCGGACAGCGATGAGCCGATCATCCCGGCGAAGTTTCAGGATGCGATCGTGTGGGGCGCGATCCTGGAGTATTGCGCGACCCGCGACAACGTTCAGGACTTGGAGCGCAAGGCCATGAAGGCATACGACGAGATCATGGGCATCATGCGATCGGAGTCGGAGCCAGAGCCTCGGTTCTACTACAACGCGTTCTTCGGGTGACGCATGGGCTTCAATGCGATCGCTATTTCCGACGGGCTCGACCTGGAGTCCGACAAGGTCACGGCGCCGCCAGGTAGCCTGCTGGCCGGCATGAATTGGGAGTTTGGCCGACAGGCCGGTCCCACGACCATGGACGGGTTCATGCGCTACGACGGCGGCAGCAACGCTGCGTCGTACCGCATTGGTGTGTTCACTTCGGTGCTCACGTCACAGGTTGCCGCCTGCGCGGTGGGCGATCAGGTGCAACTGATCGAGTACCCCAGCGAGGTTCGCAATCCCAAGACCGGCCGCGTGGCCTACTTCAACGAAACGGCCGTAGGCCCGTTGTTCCAGTACACGATCTACGTGGTGTTCCCGCGCGGCATGACGTATCAGCGCAACGTCGCTGGCTTGTTCAACATCACGTCATCCACGACAGTTGGTAACTCGGCAACGTTCACGTTCAACCACGCTCGCGAGACCCTTCTAGGGCGCGTCAGCGACTACGACACCTACATCAACACCATCGTCACTTCGGAGCGCGCTTCGGTCACGCACGTTCCAGGCCGATACGGAAGTCAGGTCATCGGCCTGTTCGGGTTTCACGACAGCGTCTATGCGGTACGCGATTACCCGGTGCTGGACGTGGTTTCGACAGGGTTTATCGATCCGGCGTTGAAGCCCCTCAACGGCGACTACCTGTTCAAGGCCGATGGTTCACTGATCGGAACTTTGGCAAAGCTGGTGGAGGATCGTGGACCGGTGAACGTCGCCGGCAATCACGTTCGTCTGATCCTGCGAGACGTTACCAACACGACTGCGTCTACGCCAGCACAACTGAGCGACGCTGCGGCAATCTACATCGCGGTCACCACTGACCCGCATCTTGTCGGCGGCGGGGGCATGGGTGTTGCCCTTGGCGAGCTACTCACCGGGGATGACTTCTCGACGTTCGGCACGTTTGATAAGACGGCTACGGAAACCGCAGAAACCGAAGCCGGGCTGTACCGCACGGTCCAGACCGGGGGATGGTCGCGAACGGACATGCTGCGAGAAGTGCGGTTCCGCTCCGGCACCACCGCGCTACGCGACCTCGCGACCTACCAGCGCAATGCATTCTCTTCGACCACCACAGGCGACGCCGCTGGCGGCGCTGTCACCTACAGCAACACGGGAGACGTATACGGCTCCATCGCCGACACGCAAACCGGACTGACCGCGCAGTGGTACGACCTGAACTCTCTGTTTGCTGACGACGGCGTCGTTGCGACGACCGCTGGTTTCGGATCAACCACCAGCGCGAATGCGCAACTCGTCGTCCGCGGGTTCGACTTCTCGTCGATCCCTGACAACGCCACCATCACCGGCATCGAAGTCAGTATTGAGCGGCGCAAGAACGGCGCAACGGCAGGGGAGTATGTGCGTGACTCGTTCGTCGGGCTGACCGGCATCGGCGCCGGAACGATCACTTGGCTCCCCGGCGTGACGTACTCGCCGGTTAACTACGCCGATACGGCGACGGATTGGCCAGCAGCGCTTACCGTCAAGACTTACGGCGGCCAGAACGACACTTGGGGCATCGTTTCGCTTCAGCCATCGCAGATCAAGGCGCCGAACTTCGGGGTTTACCTGAGCGCCTTCCTGTTCGGCGGCGACTTCACCATGACCGACGTTGCGGAAATCGACTTCATCCGCATGAAGGTCCACTACATCAACGGCTCCAACAAGCTCTACGTGTTCAACGCGACGGCCAACACGGCCGTAGCAATCGAAGTAGTGCGGGTCCACAAGACGGCCGGAGCCTATGATGCCGCGATCGCGTCTGCGACCGCCGAGGGCGTGCTGACTTTGCGTTGCGCGCTCGACACGCACAAGCCTTTCTTGCTCGGCGACGGCATGACCGTCACGTCGTTGTCTGACGGCACTGGCACGAGCTACTGCAAGCTAGGCGGCCCCGACTTCGAGGTTATGCTGCCATCGCAAGCTCAAATGACCGCGGAGGACTCGCAATACGTCGATTTCAAAGCGAACTTCTACGCGGATGACGCCTACGAAACCATCTATGTCGCCAATGGCGCCGGACCGGCTTTCGCATGGGACGAGCGACAGTTCATCCGCATTCACACCGAGTTGGTGCCGAAGCTCAACAAGCCTCGCCACATCGTCAAGCACGGCGCGCATTTGGGCCTGTTCTTCAAGTCGGGGCTGGCGCTATTCAGTTCGATCACTGAAACCGGCCCCGACCCGCTCAACTTCGTAGCGACCGATGGTGCGCAAGCTCGCGAGTTCGGAGACCGCATCACCGGAGCGCTGCCGCTCAATGCCGACGCACTCGGCATCTTCTGCGAATCCCGCGTGCTGTCGCTTCGCGGGTTGACGGCAAGCTCGTTCATCGACTCCGTGATTGCTGCCAACAGCGGATGCATCGAGTACACCGCTGTGGACATGGGCGACAATTTCGTCATCTACACCAACAATTTCGGCATCACGAGCACGGTCCCGACCGACCGTTTCGGCGATTTCGAGCCTGGGCGGATCAGCGCCAAGGTGTGGTCGTGGCTGGCGCGGCGCGTGCAGCGCGACGAAGCGAGCGCCGAATTGCGGCCGGTGCGTGCGATTCCAGTCCGCAACAAGGGGCAGTACAGGCTGTATTTCGCGGATGGATACGTGCTGACGCTCACGTTGCGGGATCGCCCGAAGTTCACGACGCAGCGCCTTGCGGCATCGCTCGAAGTCGGGGCCGAGTACTGGCCGATCCGGACTGCATGCTCGTTCGTGTACAGCGACGGTCGCGAGCGCTTGTTCATGTCCAAGAACCAGAGCTACTACGACCCGATTCCAGGTTTGCAGGACGGCGGTCATCGCTACGTCTACGAATTGGACGCAGGACGTAGTTTCGACGGGACTCCAATTGTCACCTACATCGTGTTCCAGTGGAACGCGATCGGCTCGCCTTGGCAGAACAAGAAGTTCGACATGTTCGCGCTGTACGGCTCCAGCTTCGGCTACAGCGACATGAACGTGAGTCGGTACAGCGACTACGAGGACGCGCTCGACCCCGGTTCCAACGTCGAAGCGCTGAGCTTCGGATACACCACGGATACGCCATCGTTGATCCCGCGTCCGGCCCGCACTACATGCTCGCTTGGGATCGAGGGGTACGAGGTTGCTGTGAGAGTAGATCGCACGTCGTCCACGCAGGCTCCGATGATGATCTCCGCCATTGCCATGAACGTTTCCGGTCGCGGCGACACGCGCGGCCACACTCGCAACCGCTGAAGGAGTACAAACCATGCCAGGCGTCGGCACTCCAGTCGTCCGCGAAGAAGATATCCAGCCGCCAGAGCAAGCCGGAACCGGACTCCCTGGGCTCATGTTTTCGCAAGGGATTCGCTCGTCTCCGGTGCGCGCACGGCCTGTGCGCGAACGACAGGTCGGGCCGAACGAGCTGGCATCGGAGCGCTACCGAGCCATTACCGCGAACGACAGTCCGCTGACGCGCATGGCGCGCAGTCGTGGTGCCGAGACTGCGGCGGCCAGAGGTTCCAGTGCCGGCAGCTACTACGCTGGCGCGGCCGAGCGCTCGCTCGGCGAAACCGCGATCCCGCTGGCGTTGCAGGAAGCCGAGACCTACGGCCGCACCGCTGCCGACAACATGGCAGCGCAGAACGAGCGAGGACTTGGCGAGTTGTCATCGGCGACGACGTTGGAGGCCACGGGTATCACCGCGGGGTCAGCGCTTGAACAGGCGCGGATGCGCATCGAAGCCGAGCGGCTGGCGCAGGAGCGTGAACAGGCTTTCCGGCGTGGCGAGCGTGAGGCAGAGTTCGAGTTCAGTCGCGAGAACCGCGACCTCTCGTTCGGGCGCGAGGATCGCCAGCGTGCTGAAAGCCGCGGCTGGCAGCGCGAGGATGCCGACCGCGACTATCGCCGTGCCGTCGAGTCTGGCGTCGTCGGGCGCATCCTAGAAACCATCACCAGCGACCCCTCGTACTTCCGCGACCCGCAGGCCGCGATCGGCATGCTGGAACGCTACCGTAGCGAAATTCGTCGCATTCTTGGCCTGGACGTAGGAGGCTGACATGCCTCTTGGCGTATATGCTGCCGTTGCTCTCGGCGGGGCACTGATCTCCGGATTCTTCAGCTCGCGCAGCGAATCGCAGCGGCAGCGGCTCAGCGATCGTCAGTCGCGAGAGCAGAACCAGACGGCAATCTATCTCAATCGTCTTGGCCGGCAGGACACCTTGGCTGATCGACGGTATCGCGAGGAAGCTATCAGCGGTTACCGCAGCGACTACACCGGCGACAGGCCAAATGCCGCTCCGGCCCTGACTGATCCTGCGTTGGCGGGCGCCGTGAATCCGTACGGGAGCGCTGGATCGTCAGGCGGATCACCTGGAGGCCGCCCGCCATCCATGGCCAAGCGCCGCGTGGCGTGAAATGCGCTTCATCGTCCTGTCGCTCCCGCGATCGCGAACGGCGTGGCTGGCGCACTGGCTAGGCGTCCCGCATGAGCCGCTCGCGGAGTGCTCGTCGATATGCGACCTGGATTGCGAAGGCTTGGTTGACACGACGGCAGTCATGTTCTGGCGGACCCTGGTCAGAAAGTGGCCAGCCGCGGCGTTTGTGATCGTCAAGCGGGACCCCGACGAGGTTAGAGAGTCGCTGCGCAAGATCAAGGCTCCGTGCCTGGTTTCGATCGCGCTTACGCACTTGCGTCGAGCCGAGAAGGAGTTGGGTCAGGCGCTAGTGGTTGACTACCGCGATATGAATGCACGACTCCCGGAAATCTGGCGGGTGTGCAAGAACACGCCTTTCGATCAAGCATGGACGATGCAGTGTGTGGCTCAGAACATACAATGCAACCCGATGGCGATGCGCCATCGGTTCGATCCGGCACGATTCAAGGCGCTTCAGGAGGAACAATGGCAACTGCTGACGGCATGAACGGCGACCCTCTGCACGAGTCCGCGCCGAAGTACAAGATGACACCTATTCCTGAGGACATGCCTCAGGAGGCTGCGGATTTCGTCGAGACGGTGCGCAACGCGATGGCCGAGGACGAGGCGCAGGAAGCAATTGTCGGATTATTGGAGCAGGCCAAGGACATTCCGACCGTAGCGGCGATGTTGTGCCTAGACACGATCAAGGAGGCCGGCGGATCGAGCTTGTCGCCCGACCTTCTCTACGGCGACGGCGTCGTTTCTGACTATGTGATGGACATCATTTTTGCGGTTGCCCAGCGTCACGAGCTACCTGGGTTCGACGGCGACGAAGGCCGCGAAAACTACATGGCGGCGATGGATATCGTGGATGAGCAGGCGGCCCCGATATTCGATCAAGGCGGCGGCGACCAGCAGTCCCCGCAGGAAGCTCCGGATGCTGCGACTGACCCTGGGTTGATGGACGCGGAGGACTTTTGACATGGGCTGGGAAGTCGTTGGCGACACCCTGACGCAGATCGGGCTCGCCGGGATTCAGAACGAGTTTTACGACCGGCGCCGGCAAAAAGAGCTTGAGGACGCCGACAAGCGTCGCAAGCAGCAGATCACGGAGAAGGAAGCCGCCGAGCGGAAGAAAGCCGATGAGCTCTACAACGCGCTGAAGCCGAGGCTCGGCGACGAAGGTGCTCGCGCCGTTGCGTACGGCGGACTATCGGTGAATGAATGGCTGGCGACGAAGGAGCAAGACGACCCTTACCAGCAGTGGCTCAGTGCGTTGCCTGAAGCCGAGTTGGCGAAGGTGTATCGCATACGTTCCGGGCTCGCCCCGAAAGCCCAGGCGCCGAAGCCGTCGAAGCCGAGCTACGACAAGATCATCATGCCGGACGGGAACGAGGCGTATCACCCCAAGGGTGAGCCGCTGCCGAAGGGGGCTCGGTTCTACACCGCTGGTGGCCGCGGCGACAAGCCGAGCTACGACAAGATCATCATGCCGGACGGGAGCGAGGCGTATCACCCCAAGGGTGAGCCGCTGCCGAGGGGGGCTCGGTTCTACACCGCTGGTGGCCGCGGCGACAAAGAGGATCGAGGCTTCACTCGGAGTGAGGCGCTCGCACTGGCGAAGTCTGAAATCTCCGATCTCGAAATGAACGAGCGCGAGCGTCGTGGCTACATCGAACGGCGCATGGCGACGCTCGGCTATAACAGTGACGGCAAGCGCGCGCCGGAAGGCGCGATGGACCGAGCGCGTGCCTACATCGCCGCCCTGAATCGCTACATGAACGACGAAACGCCCGGGCTAGCTCGCGATCCGAACCTGCCCGCGCGCGCGCAACCATCCACTGCTGGCGGCCGCGGCTCATCGCCAGAAAACCCCATTGACGTAGCATCCCCGGAAGAAGCGTCGAAGCAACCGCCGGGTACGTGGATTCGCCTACCAAACGGTGAAGTCGGGCAAACCTGATGGCCGCATGGTGGGAGGACCCGTCGAAGTACCAGCCGGCGCCGGTCGCTGGGGCGAGCAAGCGGAAGTGGTGGGAGGACCCGTCGAAGTATGGCGAGCCGACCATGGGCGCACCGGAGCCCGTTCCGCTGTCGCAGGAGGAACGCGAGGCTGCCGACGACCCCGGGTTTTGGGGCACCACACGCGAACTCGCCAAGGCCAACCTTGAGACGCAGGTTGCCGGGCTGATGCGCGCCTCCGGCGAGGCTCCGCAGGCAGCCCGCGAGCGCATCGCCGCAGCCATGCCCAACACCGGCGATCCACGCGAGGACGCCACCCGCCTACTCCGCGCGCCCCTGAGCGTCGCCCGAGCCGCGTTCGACCTTCCGGCGATGGTAACGGAAGTCGCGATACCGGACTACTTCGCCGAACAACGCCGCATCGGCGAAGAACTCGGCGACCTTGCCTCGGCTACGCGCGAGAAAGTCGCCCCCTACACTGAAACCTGGGAAACCTCGCCGCCGCTGTACGTGGCGCAGCAGGGACTCGCGCAGATTCCGACCATGGCCGGCGCCATGCTGGCGTCGCGTGTCAATCCGACGGCCGGCACCGCGGTGCTTACGGCGCTCGCTGGCGGTGCGTCCTACCAGAAGTCCCGCGAGGAAGGGCTGACGCCGGTCGAGGCGCAGGCCCGAGCGGCCGTGGAAGGGCCGGTAGAAGGCATCACCGAGCGCATCCCGTTCGCTGTGGCGCTAGGACGCGCAGGAGCGGCCCTGCGCGGCGTTGTCGGCGAGCGCGCCGCAAAGGTCATCACCGACAACATCGCCGCCCGCGTGGCCGCTACAGGCGCTACGGAGGCCACGCAAGAAGTGCTGGCCGAGTCCGTCAGCATGGCCTACGAAGCGGGCGAGCTTGGTCGCGACATTCCGGCCGATCAGGTTCTGAGTCGGCTGCGGGATGCCGGCTTGATCGGTGCGGCGATCGGCGGACCTCTAGGCGCGGCCGGTTACACCGCCGAACCGCAGCCCCGCGCCGCCGCCAGCCGGGAGCCCACGATCGACGACTACCGCGAGGCTGCCGCGTTTCTGACTCCGCGAGCCCGCGCCGAACCGGCTCCTGTACAGCCCCGCGCCGCCGTCCGCCAAGCCCGCCTCGACGCACTCAAGGCCGCCCGTGCCCGTACCGACGATCCGGCCACGCAAGGCTCCCTGGACGCCACCGTAGCCGTCGAAGAGGCCCGGGCGCGGCAAGAGGCCAAGCCGCTGCCTGTAGCGCCTGTAGCGGCTCCTGAGGGGACTAGCAAGGAACAAACCACGGGTGGGTTAATTCCCGAGTCCGATGACCTCTCCGCCCGCCTCCAATCCGAAATGCTGCGCCGCGCTCAAGCCGAGTTCGACGCCCGCGGCAAGGCACTCGCGGATGCGGCTGGCGGGCTCGCGGCGCCGGAGGCGGTGGAATCGCTGGTGTCGGAACTGGCGCAGCGGTATGGTGTCGAGCGTGGACAGATCACCGGCCTTCCCGACACTGCAAGCGATGGCGCGAGTGTGCGCCTCGAACCCGGACTTGAGCCTCAGCCTGGAGCGGCATCCGCCGTCAGCGCAGGGTCGGCCGGCGTACTACAAACTGTACGCAGCGACGGATCGAGCCCGCCCGTTGTGGCAGGCCGAAATGCCGTGGCTGGAATGGCTCAAGATGAGCCTTTGGTACGCTCGGTCACTGCCCCGTACGCCACAGCCACCACTCCCGTAGATGGCGACCAAGCACGTCCGCCCGACGTTCCGGCTTCGCCGCGGCCGCTTCCTGTGGCTGCGGAGCAGCCTTTGGCTGGCGCCGCACTGGCGGCCGACGACGCTGGTGCTGTGGCGCCCCAAGTTCAGCCGCTCGACCCCGCCGCCCGCCGCGCCGCCGACTTCGAGCAGCGCCTAGCCGACCTCCAGGCCGGCGACAACCCTCTTACCGAGCAGCAGGTAGCGCGCGTCCGGGAGCGGATGCGGCGCGAGGAACCGATCGACTCCGTTACCGGCCTGTACCAGCGCGGAGACCTTGTTCCAACGATCGATGTTGCGAAGGAGCGTAGCGCCACCGAGCCCGTCATCTACGTCGAGTCCGACATGGTGAACTTGGGCGGGCTCAACGAGAACCTCGGCAACAACCGCGCCGATCCGCACTTGCGCCAGTTCGCGCAGACGGTCAAGACTGCGCTCAAGAGGGCCGGCGGCGAGTCCGTCGTGATCCGCAAGGGAGGTGATGAAGTCGGGGCGATCGTCGTCGGCCTGACACAGCCGCAAGTCGAAGCGGCGATGGATCAGGCGCGCGTCGAGTTCGCGCAGTACGCACGCGACCAAGGTATCGACGCCGTGCCTCGCAAGCGCGGCGGCCCGCCGACCGGAACCGGCTTGCACTACGGCGTTTCCGTGATCCAGCCGAACCTTGACGCGGACGCTATACTGAGTGAAGCCGACACGCTGGTGGAGGCTCGCAAACTAGGGGCGCCTTATGGGTCAGGAACGGTTGAAGCGGCTGGGACTGGACAAGGTGCCGGAGGCGCAACGTCGGGCGGTCTTGGACAGGATGTACAGCGAGCGCAAGTCGGAGAACGACCGGAAGCGGGCGGAGTACGAACGGCGGCAGAAGCCGAAGGGCTGAGCTATAGGCTACCTGTCGAACCGACCACGCAAGCCGGAACAGGCGTTCGGCCTGCCTCTACAACGGAATTGGCGCAGGGTGACGTTCGCAAAGCCGCCGTCCGCTCCATCATCGAGCGCAAGCACGGCGCCCGATTCGCGCGCAAGGCGGTAGACGGCGGGCTGGTCCCCGAGATTCCCGAAGGCGCATCCGACGCCGACGTACTGGCGGCCGTCGAGCGCGACACCGTAGCCGCAGCCGTCGAGTCCGCGCAGGACACCGACGAGTACCGCAGCGGCAATCGCCGAGAGGCCGTCGAGCGCGCGCTGAACCGCATGGGCATCGCCATGTCCGCGATCGAGCGCGACTGGCGTCCCATCGTCGAGCGCGACTGGCGTCTCATCGTCGAGCCTGCCGTCACCAAGCCCAAGGTTCCGCCGACCTCCACCAAGAACGAGACGATGCGGGCCGAGCGCGAGGAATCCGGGCGCGACCCGATCCTGCGCGAAGCCGCCCGCAGCAACGAGGAAACACTAGCGGCCGCCCGCGAGACACTGGCGAAGAACCCGAACGCTGGACGCGAAATCGTCGATCGGTTGCGCAACAGCACCAGCGCCGATATCTCGCTCGACGACGAGGCCGTACTGCTGATCGAAAAGGTCACGCTGCGCAACCAGCGCAACGACGCCGCCGAGCGCGCATCGGACCAGAACGCTACCGAGGAAAGCCGCCGCGTCGCCAAGGAACAGTGGCAGGAGGCCGAGGAACGGATCAACGCGATTGACCAAGCCACGTACCAGTCCGGCAAGGAATGGGGGCGCCTGGGTCAGTTCCGACAGCGGATGTTGCGCGAGGATTTCACGTTCGAGGCGCTGGAACGCAAAGAACGTGTTCGCGAGGGGCGCCCGCTGACGCAGGAGGAATCGGCCAAGCTCAAGGAGCAGGCCGACAAGATCGCGGTGCTGCAAGCTCAGAACGAACGCACGCAGAAGGCACTTGAGGATGCGCTGTTCCGCCAAGCGTCCGAGGACACGTACGACGCCATCGTGAAGCAGATGGCCGAGACGTTCGGCGGCAAGAAACGCAAGCGCCCGACGCTCGACAAGCTCAAGCAGTGGAACGACGAGTCCAGGGCCGCGCTCGACAAGATGCTCGGTCGCTTGAGCGCTGGCGTCGATCCCACGGCATTCTTCCACCTGTCCCGCATCGGCCTGTACCAGTTTGCGAAAGGCTACGTGCAGCTTGTGGACTGGATGACGCAGATGAAGGTCGCGCTCGGCGTCAGGCTGTTCAACCTGTCGCGGCCGGCGCTGCCTGACGTGTACGCGGCGGCGAAGGCACTGGCGACGCCGGAGCAGCGTACCGCCGAAGCCGCCGCACCGAAGCCGGCCACTATCGTCGAGCAGATCGACCCGCAGAACCTCACGCACAAGGACGTGGCCGACCTCGCGCGAGCACACATCCGCGCTGGCGTGCATGGTGAGGCTGCGGTCATGAAGGCCGTGCACGCGGACCTCGCCAAGATCGTGGACGGCATCACCGAGCGCGACGTGCGGCGGCTGTTTACCGAGTACGGACAGGCCGCGTTCCCGAGTCGCGAAGCCGATCGCGTCGAACTGCGCGAACTTCGGGCGCTGGTGCAGTTACAGGAGTCGATCGACCGATTGGCTGAAGGACGGGACCCGTTGCGCTCAGGCCCGCAGCGCGACAAAGACACGCAGGCGATCCGCGAAAAGCGGATGCTGCTGAACGACATGCTGAAGGCTCGCGCGCGTGCGTCGGTGGCATCACCGGAGAAACTGGCGACGTACCAGGAAGCGCGCGCGAACAACCTCAAGCACCAGATCGAGGATTTGGAGAAGCAGATCGCGACCGGCGAGCGTCCGCAGCATGTTCCGCCACCGGAGCCGTCGCCGGAAGTGAAGCGGTTGACCGAACAGCGTGACGCACTGCGGCGGCGCATTCAGGAAATCGACGCGCAGAACAAGGGACCGCCGAAGGAAACAGCACAGCAGCGATACTTGCGCCAGCGTGAGGAATCGCTGGCGGCGCAGATTGATGCGCTGACGAAGCGCGTTGCCGGCGAGTCTGCGGCGGCGAAGGACGACACGCCGAAGCCGACGACACCGGAACTGGAGAGGTTGAAGGCGGCGCTGGATGGCCTACGCAAGCAACTGCGCGCGATCGAGCGTCCGCCTGCGACGCCGGAGGCCCGCGCCAAGGCCGCGCGCCTGTCGCAGCTTCGCCAGCAGATCAAGGTGCTCGAAGAGCGTATCGCGACCGGCAAGAAGTCGGCGACAGGGCCGCGGCAAGACGTGCCGGACGCCGAGACTCAGGCGTTGATCGACCAGCGCGACGCACTGCGCGCCAAGATCAAGGCCGCAGAGGAAGCCGCGAATCCGCCGCTGACCGAGGAACAGCAGTACCAGCGCACACGCGCCAAGGGCCTGCAACGACTGCTGCGCGACGTACAGGCCCGCAACGCTGCCGGCGACTTCGCGCTCCGTGTGCGCCCGCCGCCGCGTGACCTCGACGCCGCGAACAAGGAAGCCAAGTACAAGCTCGATCAGGCCAAGATGGAGTTTGCGCGGTGGCAGTTCGAGATGGAAATGCGCAAGCGACCGCTGTTGAAGCGCATCTTCGACGTAACCGTGGTGCAGCCGTTGAACCTCGCGCGTGCGTCCTTGATTGGTCTTGACCTGGCGGCTGTGCTGCGGCAGGGCGGCTTCATCGTGCTTGGGCACCCGATCCGCGGCGTCAAGGCGATGGTGCCGATGTTCCGCGCGATGGTGTCGGAGGTGCAGGCGCACGCGATCGAGGACGCCATCCACAACCGCCCGAACGCCGACCTGTACGAGAAGGCCAAGCTCGAACTGACGAAGCGCAGCAGCTTCAAGCTGTCGGAAATCGAGGAACAGTACCAGTCGCGGTGGCTGGAAAAACTGCCGTGGTGGACCGTCGCCGGACCCATCATGCGCGGCTCGCAACGCGCGTTCACGACGTTCCTCAACGTGTTGCGGGCCGACACCTTCGACGCGATGGCGGCAGGCCTGAGCCTGCGCCGAAAACCGACGCTCGACGAAGCCAAGATCATCGCGAACTACGTCAACGTCGCGACCGGGCGCGGCAAGATCGGCACCAAGGGCACAACCGGAACCGGGCTCAACACCGTGTTCTTCGCGCCGCGGCTGGTGGCGTCGCGGTTCAACCTGTTAGCTGGTCAACCGATGTACGGCGGCACCGCCCGCACGCGTGCCTACATCGCCGCTGAATACGCGCGGTTCCTCATGGGCACGGCCGCGGCCATCGCGCTGCTCATGTGGGGGCTCAGCGATGACGACGACAAAGCCACGTTGGAGCTTGATCCGCGCTCGAGCGACTTCGGCAAGGTGAAGATCGGCAACACGCGCATTGACCCGCTGGCTGGGCTGGCACAAGTTACCGTGTTCCTGTCGCGCGTGGCGACCGGCGTCACGATCACGTCGAAGGGCGAAATGAAGCCGCTGCGCAACGCCTACCGGCTGTTCGACGATGGCACTCGGACATGGCATGGCTACCGACTCAAGTATCGCGAAGTAGCCTACGGTGACGACACCACTTACGACGTGCTGACACGATTCCTGCGCACGAAGCTGGCGCCGTTCCCTGGAACAATGGTGAACCTAGCCGTTGGGGAGAACGTGGTCGGGGAGCCTGTGGGGCCGGATGATGCCGCGCTGAGTCTCGTCACCCCGCTGTCGGTGCAGAACGTTGCCGACGTGATGGAAGAGCACGGTATGCCGAAGGGCTCGGCGATCACTATGCTGGAACTGCTCGGGATGAGCGTGAGTCACTACGACGCGCACGCCAAACGCAAGGAGTAGCAGCAGCGGCAGCTGTGGTGGACGCCGTATCAACCGCGCGCACGTCAGGCACAGCGGTACATACGGTCCCATGCGCGCTGACGTTCCAGCGACCGGCGCGCCGTCACTTCGGCTTCCTCCGCTCGGCCTTGCGGGCGGCGAGTAGCCTGTCGACGGCTTTGTGCAACCGTGTCAGTTCCTGGCCGTAGATGCTGCCGGAGGTTGCCCGAGTACTGAACGCCACGGCTGCGCGCACGAGCCAACGCTCCGCCTCCGCTACCGTCGTCCGCCGCTGATCCGCGCGGCTGCTGCGCTTGTGCGTCTGCACGTCGGCGAACTTGCCGCGCTTTCGGACGGCGTAGAGCTTGGTGCCGGTCTTGCTGCGGTGCGTGGTGCGGGTCACGGTCTTGCGCTTCATGGCACGTACTCGCGTTGGCACAACTCACCCGGCCGCTGCACGTAAACGGAGGCGCCGACGTTCCATGCGTTAGGGTGGCGCTTGCCGATGCTGCCACCGCCTATCGGACGCATCACCGTGCGCTGGTCGCCGAGCGTGCAGACGAGCGCGTTAGGCGATGGCGGTGAGTTGCAGGCGGTCATGGCCAGCGCGGCGGCGGTGAGCAGCATGATCCGGTTCATTTCAGGTCCGCCGCGAACAAGAGCCCGGCGATGATCCACACGACGTGGACGCAGATCAACACAAAGCCGCGCATCCCGAGTCTCCCACGGCAGCCACCATGTCCAGCCCCATCCGGCGTACAGGACCAGCACGACAAACGCGGCGACGAGCATGCAGATGCCGAGCAGGCGCAAGCCGCTCACGACGCCGCATCCTTCGTTAGGTCCGGCACCGCAATTCCATCACGCCCGATCCGCAGCAACTCATCCTCGGTCGCCCACGACGCATCCAGTTCCGGCGTCAGTTCCTTGCGCACGGACGCCTCGGCCTCGCTGCGGCTGAAGGCGCGACGGTAGTGGACCGCGCCGGTATCGCGGACGCGGACGACGACGGTGCGGGCGATCTTGGTGCGCTTGCTCATGATGATGCTGTCCTAGGTTGGTGGTTGGGATTGTTCGACTTCGGCTCACGTTTGCCGATGATGACGACGATCAGCCCCGGCACGCGCTTGCGAATCATGATGCGGCGTCCTTGCGCGGCCGCGCGCGCACGTAGGTTACTGCGCCAACGGCAGATGTTCGGCGCGAGACTGCGCGGGACGCAGAAGCCGTGGCCGAGCGGTAGCGTCAGCCACGGCCAGTAGCAG